ACTGACGTTATCATATGAACTTGTTGATATGTTGGCGATTTGAATTAAAACGGATGTATTTGTTGCTAAATTAACGATACTTGGAAATTTACTTCCATCCGAATATGGTAATGCTCTAACTCTGCATCCCAAAACACGTTCGCACGTAGTCCCTTCGTCAATCGTATATGATGCGGAAGGGACAACTGTTAATATAATTCTGTTATCATCTTGGTCATACGTAAAGTGAAAATGTGGGTTATTATGTTGTAATGCATTTAATACAACCAATAATGTTGTGATGGTGTAATTACCAGTTGCGATTGTATATTCCACTCCTGATATTTTCAATTTATTATTTGCTGAATTTATCATTTTATAACTAAATGGTAATACAAGACTTTCAACCCCTATAATAGGGACAGAACGGTCTGTCTGTGCGATAACAATGGGTGGTATATTAACAATGATATTTGTATTGTATCCTTCATTCACATTTTGGTGTGCTCCCAATGTGGAAATGAATAACTTTTGTGATGAATGCTCTACTGACTGGATTACCATATATAATACTACTATATTATATACAATTATTTTATTGGTTTTCTAATGTTTAATGTGGGTTTAAATGAGTCTATTAAATTTCGCTCGTGATGATGGGCATCACGTTTAGAACCTTCTAAACTCCCAAGTTCAATAATCTCCCAATTATCATAACCTCCATTATTAATTATACATTGATACTTTGCTTGATGCCTTTTCATACTATTAGGACTTGTGCTGTGGAATTTGTGTTGATATTTACGGTATGTTAAATCTTTGGTGGAACCAATATAAAAATCGTTTATATCTTTGGATTTACAACAAAGTAAGTAGAAGATGTATTTGGTCATTTATATACTATGTTTAGAAAATAATTTCAGATAAAATCTATATAAATCTCCTAAAACTATTCCAACCAAATAATATCTCTCTCTAAACCGATTTTCCAACAATAATATAAACAATCAAAATTACAATCAGATTTCCATCCTTCGGGAACTTTTCCATCAATATGCTTCTCATATTGGATACGTTTTCGGGGTATAATTATTTGGATTTTATCGGGGTTTTGACTGAATAGTTTTCTGAAATATTGTGTATTTATTTTTGATAATGGAAATAGGATGATGAATGGTTTGCCCAATTCTATTAATCTTTCTAATACTTCTTTGGATTGACTGTATGGTGGATTGCTAACTATTATTTCACCTAAATCATTTTTGAAAAAATCAACTGGTTCATGTATCACATTGAAACCTAAATCAGTCAAATATTGCCCGCTTGATCCATCCCCGTAAAATGCTTCCCATATCACTTTGTTTTTTGGTATGAGATGCTCTATGTTTTTCCAAGCGGAGAATGGGGTCATATAATCGTCGTGTTTTATGAAGGTTTTTGTTTGGAATCCCGCCATTATATATTATAACAATATAATATAAAATCTATATAAATCAAATATCCCTAAATGTTTTGGGATTGTTTTTCATACCCGTCTCATGCGATACTTTATAGGTTCAGGTTCTGGTTCTATAACCTTTTCAATTACTTTTGGAATTGGTGGTGGAATGTCTGCTTTTTTGTTGTTTTTAGTTCGTATAATGATTTGTGGGGCATCGTCATCATTTTCATCGTCATCACTCTGTATGACGATCACTTGCTTTTGTTTGCGTTTAGGTGTTGCCTTCGGTGTTTCAATTGGTGCATCATCTACCTTACTTAATACTTTCTTCTTAAGTATCGGTTCAGGTATTGACTTCGCTGTTTTATCTAGTGCGATTTTATCTGCTCGTGCTTTTCTTCCCGCTGCTAATGCCTCACGTGTTTTTTCATTCATCTTACGCTTTGGTTTTTCAATTGGGGATATTTCTGGTTCGTCGTCTTCAATTAAGTTATCCATCTTATACTATAATAAAAGATAATAATATTGGATTTATTGATTGATTATTTTTTTAGTTGATTTTCTGATTTTGCTAAATATAATTCCTCGTATTGTCTTTATAATTCCCCATAATTCCCTAATTCCCCAATTCCCCTTTTTTCAAACTATTTATAAAAAATCAATAAAACCTATATATATGTAAAACTTTTGAAAAAAGGGGAATTGGGGAATTGGGGAATAAAAGGGGAATTATAGAAAAACCACATTGGGGAATAAAAGGGGAATTATAGAAAAACCACAAAAAAACAATAATAAAATCAATCAATATATTTTATTATTCGGTATGTTTACATTTCAACAAATTCAATCTCTTCTTCTTCCACAATATCTATTTTTTTCAACCCTAAATAGCATCCTTTTCTCGTTGTTTTACCATCAGTCTTGTCCTTACTATACGGAATATTCAATCTTTTCATATCTCCATCAAGTGTTTTTCTGTCTTCTTTATTAACTTGTTGTCCGAATAAATAGGCAATATCCTTCCAATAAACCTTATTACATTCATAATTCGTAAGTTCATATACTTCTAATAGTTTATTTTTGAAATAATCATTATCATCACAGACTTCTTTGAATTTATCTTCATTAATTTTTGGAACAACTAAATTATCATAATCTTTTAAAAACCTACTATTATAATGTTGTATCATACCACGCCTTTTTATACCTTCGTCAGTTTTACCGTGAAAATCATGGTTACTACAAGTCATTAGTTTCGCTTGTATTCTTTTTACTTGGTCTGTTCCAAACATAACCTCGCAAGATATTTTTTTAGCATCAACAAAGTCTTTTAAAAACTCAATATCCAGTTTTTTTTCAGGTAATTCCTCAACATACGCAAGACGGATAGGATTATTTAATAATTCAATAATATGTTTGTGGCGTTTCGCATATCCTAATACAAAAGTATCACTAACCAGTTTTTTAGTATATATCGGAAAACACATATCGTGTATACCCATTTCGGTTGATTTACCGTTCTGTGCCGAATAACCCACATTCATTTTGAATTTTTGTTTATCAATAGATCCACTCAAACAATAAGATAAATAACCAAGTGTGAAATCTCGTTGTGCTTTATCAGGTTGTGTTTTTTCAAAAAACTCCATTACTTTATTTTTAATATTTGTATCAATATTATAAACAGGTATATAATCATAATCTAACCATTTTGTAACATAATCAAAATAACAACGCTCACGGAATATTTTATTTTTCATTTCATAAACCCCGTTATTAAAATGTATATTATTATGGTCTTGTTCTCCAACATCAAATATAGGTTTATCAAATACAACTGCTAATTTAGTTCTAATGAATGTTAATACATTTTTACAAAAGTTCACTCGTTTAATACCTTGATTCACACGAATAATTAAATCATCAAGTTCTTTTAATTTTTTCATTTCTGCTTTATCATCAATAGCGTCTGCTTTTTGTTGTCCTAAAAATGTAAAACAACACTTGATATAAGATTTCAACCATTCATTAATATTATTCAATAAAATAAGTTTTTATCATCATTAGCCACCATGTTCTTTTTATAGGTTTCATAATAAATGTCGGCAAAATCACTTTCACAAGCGGATTTAATCATATTATCTAGTGTAAGATTATCAAATATCTGTTTATCAACTGATGGAGAATATTTCATTTTAATTTTCAGATATTGTGACTTATCGCTCTTCATAGAATAATAAAATATAGTCCCTACATTAATACCCTTATCGGTATAATTATCCCAATAAGTATCAACATAGGTTTTTATATCCCTACCGCATCGTTTTGCTAAGTTATTAGCAATATATTTATAAGATACATCGTTTGTGCTTCTTAACGCCCAAACTATTTTAATCCAATCACTATATTGTCCACTACATAAATATTTCATATCAATATTATCTGTATGGTCTGATATTTCATTATATTCTACTGATTTGTTTTGTTTTCCAATATGTATTGTTTCATCATCGCTATTAATGCCTTGTGTAATTGTGGTAGGTGATTTCGGTGTTTTAACTGGTTTTACGGGGTCAATTTCTAATAAATTACCCATCTCTTCCAATTCACAAATATCGGCATCGTGATTATCAATATATAAAGGTGCATAACTCCACTGCCCTGATAGTAACTCAACCCCTTTATCATCTTTAAATTGTAAGCGGTTTTTAGGTGGTTTCCAACCATCGGCAGATCGGCAAACAATATGAAACCCATAAGGTTTTCGCATAGATGAGAATGACGGATATACCGCTTTCATTTTATCGTATTGTTCGTCATAATCCTTTGTATCCACATCAATATGGTGATATTCTTTAGTATCCATCCCAATACAAGTCAAATTATATTTTTTTACCATATCAGGTTGGTAAATTAAAGATTGTCTATTTTTTAATGTTGTTTCATCTATTTTTTCAAAATCAGTCATCATAGGTTTATATGTTGGTGTTCCGTTTTGTGTTACCCCTTTATAAAAAGGGTGATTAATATTATTAAGTGTTTTTGAACCCTCATTATCGTCTGTTTGTCTAACAATAGTTAAAGATATTGGAAACCATTTAATGGCGTGTTTTTCGCAAAAGTCAATCATCGTAAAAAAATATTTTATTTTTAAGTATTAATTTTAATTAATATATTTAATTCAATTTTTTAATTATTGCTAAATGTTTTTCATAAAATTAAATTCAATTTTATGAAATCTCCTAAATGTTTTCTAATTTCGGAAGTGATTTTTTGGTATTTTGTTTGATGGCGTTAATACAATCGCTCGTTTTTCCATACTTTTCAATATACTCCTCTATACACTCCTCCCCGTATTTGCGTTTATAGTAATTCAATAACGATTTAACTTTAGAGTCGGCATTATGTTCTTGGTAATATTTTGTCGCATTTTCGTTGCGTTTCATTCTCGCTTCCTCAGTAATTCTTGAGATAAAATTGTCGGTAGTTTTCATATATATATATCCTAAACATTTTATTTTTAAATCAATTTATTTATAAAATATAATTCATAATAAACAATTCTTTTCTAAACAAACCGCCTAAAGCACTGTTGCCGTTGCCTTGCCCTTTAACATGAATTTCAACGATATAAAAATGTGAAAATATATTTCTAATGGTTTCACTATCATTAATGGTAAGCAAAAACTTCCCTTTCATATTGATAAGTATATTATTCATCTCTTCATAATCAATATTTGGGTTTTTATATAAATCACCTGATTTTTCATAAGGTGGGTCTAAAAAAAAGAAGGCATTTTTGTGGTCATAATCATTAATAATCTGTTTATAATCTTGTTTTAATATAATAGTATTTTCCAATCTTTTTTTATAGAATTGTATATGTTTAATTTTTTGTAATCCTGTCCGTGCTGTATATATTTTACCAAAACCTCTGTTACCAAACGTGCAACTACTCAAATATAAATATTGTAATAATTGTTCGTTTTTATCAGTTGTTGTTTTATTTACTAATGCTTGTATGGTTTCAATAGTATAACAAATTTCATAATTATCAATATTATCATCGGCATTTTTCAATAATATAATCCCATTATACACATCATCATCTAAATCGTTTATAATTGAGTTATTTACCATTTCATTTAAACCAAAAAATAACGCTCCCGATCCAAAAAAAGGTTCAATATAAGTGTCGTGAATTGGAATATAAGGTTTAATAAAATTTAACAACTTTCGTTTATTACCTACTCGGCAAAAAAATGGTTTCATATATATATATACTAAATATATTTTTTTTAAATCAATCTTCTCTAAATAAATTAATATAATAAAAATAATATATAGTAATTATATATAGAATGTGTGATAAAAAGGAATGCGTTTATATTGAGATATGTGAAGACGAGATTGGCGACAAATATGTTGGACATTACAAATATGGTAAAAACCGAAAAATATATGAATTATTTTATAAACAATATTGGCGTGCAGAAGTAAGTGATATAAAGAATAAAACCTTGAAAAACAAACCTAAACCATTTCAACACCCTCTTGTTTATCAACTGTGTTAATTTCCATCCCTTTAATCGTATCAACTTGATTTTCCAAATCCCCCATACTATCATAAGATGCGGAACTCATTGATTTAGGAGTTAATGGAATTCGCATTTGAATAGGTGATTTTAAACTCTCCAAATCCATCATTTGATCATTTAATGTTTTATCCATTACTCCATTCTGACGAACCAATTCAATATAACGAGAATAACAATCAGACATAAATACCGATGCTTCAACACCACGTTCGTGTGGATTTAAATGAATTGTCTTGTAAATATCACAAGAAAGAACATAGAATTCTTTTGATAATATTATTGATTTTTCAGCACTTTTTTCAATCCCCAAAAACATTTCCACACTGGTTATGATACCATTTGTTAAACCGATAACACACACAATTCCACTGATAAGGTTTTGACTAAAACCGTATGTTGATAGTCCGACTGATGCTGTCGCACTCACTCCATTAAGCACTATCAAAGGTATTTTGAAATACTTTATTTTTGCGTGTAATTCTAAATGTTGTTTTTTGTAATATTTATTCAACAAAATAGAATTTAATCTGATTTTATCCAATATCATTATTGTTTCATCACTCCAATCATTCATTTTATATATATAGATATAGATATATAAAATTAGTTAATTAATTGATAGACATATGGATAAATAATAAACTCTGACCCAAAATTGTATGGGTTGTTATTCGCATCATAAAAATTAACATAAAATTGAACTGGAACATTTAACGGTATTTCACTACTGCTAACGGTTTGAACAATGATGGAATTATTTTGAAATGCGAAATTAGTTAAAGTAGCCTCTCCTTGTGCTGATATTACTGCGGGTGTAGCTTTCTTCTTCATAAAAATCCTAATAGTAATATATGATGGTGTTAGAGAAGTATTATCAAAAACCATTACCCAATAAGCTATTTTAAACTTGTATGGAAATGCATAATACTGAATAGGGTCATTAACTGATATATTTAAATATTGTTGAAAAAGTAGTTGAAAACTCCACGTATTTGCTACCTTTGCGTATAATGTTGGTCCTATGAATGTATATGCAGACACGGGTTGCTGTTTTGTCCAAGTTAAATAAGAATTAGCATTAATAAATCCTGTTTCGTTGATAGAACCTGACTGGTATGTTGCATTAAGCATTTGAGAAGTAGGAACTAATGGATTGGATTTAACTCCGTAATTTAATAGTGAAACATTAAAACTCTGTCCATTATAAGTGGTATCACAATAAAATTTATAATCAACCTGTGCGTAGAATTCATAATATCCAGCAACTAATGGTGCATATTCAAATTGAAACCCTCCCATCCATATCTCCACCTCGTAATTTTGCGGGTCGGGATATACACTTACATTATCAAAAATAACATATTTCGTTTGTTGTCCAAACCCTATGTAATTAGTTGGTGTTATATTCAACCCTATATATACTCCACTTTCATAAATTCTAACAGCATTAGGTTTGGAACAATATAATTCCCCTCTATTGGTGTTGTTAGATATTATCCCATCTTGGTATAATGAAATAGCAGAATTAAATTTATACTTGTAATCATTAGGTAAATTGGTAATATTATTTACTTCTAATGTTGCTAATAGGGTTAATGCTGTCCCTTGCTCATCATAATTTACAATAACCATTCTATATATATATCACATATTTTATTTATGTGAATAATTGGTTATATCCTGTTAAACTAAATGGATTTCCATATGAATTATTATAAACCCAGTTTGTTCCAATAGATTGTAAAGTCAAAATATCAATAGTGTTCGCATCAATACTTGCTTCCAGTAAGGTGAGTTCTCCAATATCTGTATTTATATTGGCGATAGCGGTAGCATTTGCAGATATATTTGTGGTGTTTGTAGTGATATTTGTGGTGTTAGTAGCGATATTTGTAGAATTAGTAGCGATATTTGTAGAATTTGTAGCGATATTTGTCGCATTTGTAGCAATATCAGTATTAATAGTATCAACTGCTATTTCTAAATCAGCAATATCGGCAGTATTTTGGATTACCTGTAAGTTCAAGTCCTCTTCTACTTGACTTGCAGGGACTAAACCCGTCATTGATAAAGCACTGTGATTATAATTGAAATCCATCTTATAATATATGCATATAAAATATATTCAATTATATTCATATTATTTTCGGGGTTGGATTAATCTATTTCCACGTTCTAAATCAGCATAATCCATAGATTTACCTGATTTGGGATTAAAAACTGCTAAACAATGCTTCAAATCTACATAAATATTAATATTTATACCAATTTCTACTGATTATTATCCAATATATATCTCAAATCAGCATTATCCATTGATTAATGTGATTTCGGTATTATATTTATATAAATCTATATAAATCTAATTAATCCTGCTACCATAAAATGTTTATCGCTAAATTATTCGGCGAATATTTATCCTTCTTCCAATCTCCTTTTATTTTTGTTGCCCTTGATAAGTAATTTTGTCTGCGTGTATCGTCTTTATGTTTAGTAAAATCATCATAACCCTTTGCCCCGAAATGAACCATCTTCCCTTTTGGATTTTCAACCATAAATTTTTTATCCTTCCTTGTTGATGGTTTAATTTTTACATCTGATCCTAAATAGGATTTTGCCTTTTTTATCACTTCTTGTTTATCACTCATATATATATAGGATATATTTAATTCAGCACATAATCTGACTGTGTTGATGTTGAATGCCCCATGTCTTCACTTATCTCTTTTAACTCTTTTATTTTTGGTCCGAGTTCTGATGTGATGTAACTATGGCGAAGCATTGATGAACCAACTGATTTACCGAATATTTTGTTTAATTCTTTTGTGATTACTGAACTGCTTTTACGGTCTGTATCTTCGGGGAATAAAAGATAATCTTCGTCTTCTAATTTGAAGTCCTTTATGTATTTAACCAGAATATTTTGTAATGTTTCATTCACATCCATTGTATCCGTGTTGTAAGTCTTTGATGTTTTATAAACATTGAACACAAATTTAGATTTATTTGGTCTGTAATAATTAAAGTTCTTCATCATATTGTTATCGGCATCCAATTTCATCTCATAATAATCCTGATTACGTCTTGGTTTTGCTTTCACATATAGAGATAATAAAACATATGCTTGATATACCTTACGGGATTTTATTGAACCTTCTATCTCTTCGGGGGTCATAGCATCAACACGGTCTTTCAGATCAGTCCATACTTTTTTGACTTCATCCCAATCCATCCAATTCTTCTCTTGCTTCTCAGTCTTTTCATTTTTCGGTTTATTTTCAAACTCCTTCTTGATGTCGGCAAGTAATGATTTATAATACATGTTAGCACCTTTATATTGCTTCATATCAGCGTAATTCAATACAGATACCACACTTGCTATGTAACTCTTTTTTGTATTATCATTCTCATATGAATTCAATAATGTGGTTATATCTTTGGTGTTTTTCAGAAAAGCGAATGAATTAAATATTTTATTACCATTTAACTTTTTGAGTTTGGTAATGTATAAGTCGGCAGTCCCTTTTGCTAATCCATTTGTGTTAACAAGTTTATTGTGTAAATCAATCATAAATTTGGTCTTTTCTTCGGTCTTCGGCATTTTATTATATACTATATATATATAATAAATTCGCCTAAATGATTTATATAAATATAATCCAATATTTATTCATCTGGGGATTTGTATCCACCTTGTTTAAATAATTCTGCTTCGTTTTGTCTGCGTCTTTCCATCTCTTCATCTGCTAATCTATTACGTAATTTTTCTATTCTATCACGGTTTGCTTTTGTATTTTTAATATATCGTTTTGTAATAGGGTTTAATAATCTCGGATTTGGTGTAAATAAAAATGATTCATCATCTGAATCTAATTGACGTAAATCCTCTTCTTCTCGTCTGAGTTTTGCTAATTGACGTAAATCCTCTTCTTCTCGTCTGATTAATTTAGTTTCTTCCATTGCTTTTTGAAATGGTGTTGGCTGTGGTCCCATTTTTTCTAAAAAGTCTTGATTTACAATTGGGTTGTAATTTTCGGGAACATATGGTGGTTTTTCTAAACCTTCACGTGTTCTTGTTACAACTGGTGTCGGTTGATTATGATGTTGATATGGGGGCATCACAGTAGGTTGGATTACTCTTGTTAAAATCAACTCATGGGGTTGCTTCGGTTTCGGTGGAACTAATGGTTTAGCACGGGGTCTATGTTTTTTCATTAAATCACCTAAATTAATCACAACCTGTTGCTTCTGAGATTGCTTTTGTTTTTGTTTCAAAAGCGTAATCTTCTTCTTGCGTTTATCCTTCTTAATCGGCATTATATAATATAACAATATATATTTATTCTTCTGTTATCTTCAACTTGTTGAAATTCTTGTAATATGTATGTGTTCTACTGTTATAAAATAGAAAATTATATGCTTTATCAAATACATATGCGAATAACGCCTTTGCTTCTTTGGTATTTAATCCAAAGATTTCTTCTGAAAAACCATCAATTTCATTGATACTTTTTGGTTTAAATAATATGACTACATCCAATAGAGAACGTAATGTCTTTGGTAACGATTTTAGCGCTAGTGTTGAAATTATTATATTCAACTTCATATGTCTGTGTTTGAATATCAGTCTTTTCAGATTTAATTCCACTGCTTTGATTTTCAGTTGTTCTGAAAAATCATCAATTATTAGGCAACTGGTTTCTCCATCTGCTTTTACACGTAAAGCATCTTCTATTATTTTATCAAATGTTTTTTGCGTTAAATCATGGTGTAACCTTGATGGACAATGATCTTTAAACGGATGATTTTCTTCACTATCAAATACCTCCTTCGGTGTAACATAATGAACTTCTGAAAATATCCCTTGAAACACTTTCGCCTGCTTTTTGGCGGTCATAATTGAATGAATAAATGAACTTTTACCCGCCCCCATCGGAGCAGAAATTAAATATACTGATGCCTTCTGTGGAAAGGGTTTTGGAACATCTAAAAAATCATCTATACTTTGCTTCGTTGTCTTTATGACTAAATCACTTTTATCTATTTCTTCAAATTTCATTACTTTAATATATACTTACATTATAAAATTCTTGATTGAATGGTTTTGGGCGGTATTTGCTATCTTAGTTCCCGCCCAATGTGCTAAACTTGCGACTGGACTAATGAAACTAAATTTACCAATTGCTTTTAAAAACTTTTGACTAAAAGTTGGTTTTTGTTTGCTTGTATATCGCTTGACTTTACCAATCATACTTTTATCAACGTTTTCTGAAATAGCATCTCCACGTATAACATGATGTGTTGATATATCTGCTATTTTTTTGTATTTTTTTGATGTTGGTTTTAAATCTACCTTGAATAATGGACTGGTTCCTGCATTAAATGTGTTTACTGATTTTACATTATCTAATACATATTGCTTTTTTATCAATGAATTCTGAATTGTTGAACCACCAAGACTATGCCCTGATAAATGAATTGGTTCTGAATTTTCTTCCTTCTCTCTAATGGTCTTGATAATACGTTCAGTATCCCTTGCTCTATCTCTATGTAATTTATCACCTGCTTGCTTACCTTGTAATATTTTAAAGTCTGCTTTCAGTTGGGTTTTTTTATCATTTTCACTTGATAAAAAAGTTCCACGATGTGATATAACCCAATGACGATTTGTATCGTGATGAAATGTATGAACTTCGGGAGTTGATAAATCACCTCGCTTTTTGTAACCTAATTCCTCATATTTTGGTTCAGAAGGTGAATATGTTGCTTCTGCTAATGTTGCTAAATCTTTTACAGTTGGGTCTTGTGATATATTTTCATTTTCGTCTTCCATCATATAGTAAGTATTATATTATATAATGATATTTTTATTTTTATCGGGTATCGTGTGTATCTATTTAGAGATGGAAACTGAACCATTGATCATATCAGCGGATAAGATAACATCGTAGTGAGCAAATGTATCAACAGTGATACCGTTTGCTACTACTTGGGTATTTTCCATGTTTAAGAATGTGTTTGAACTGTTGGTATCAATACCAGCAGTGATTTGTTGTCCAGACGCCATTGATAATTCTTCATAGTTCATGCCCAAAATAAAACAACCAGTATCAGTGGATGCAGATGTTAAATAAGTAGCAGATGTTCCTGCAATAGCAAATTGGTTACTTGAAACAGCGTTGAAAACATTTTGGACTTCTGATAAAACTTCACCAGCACCTCCATCAACAATAACTGGAACTGGATTCATGTTACGTCCATCTACTGAAAAACGGTAATTTTTAACGTATGGATTAACACGAGCACCAACAGAATTTTTAGTATAAGAATTAATATCAGAACTTAATCTGAAAGAACATAACATTGATTTAACTGATGAATATCTTGCTGGAATTAAAAGAGATTGAACTGATGCGTTAGCAGTAGCGGTTTGGAAATTAGCAACAGCAGTTCCTGAAACTTTGAATATACCTCCTGATTCATCAAGTAATTGACGATAAACAGTATCAGTCATATCTAAATATTCCATCTTTAAAGCGATGTTGGATAATCTGTAATTAACAGCAGCAGCAGCAGTGCATTTAAGAGCAACGTCGGTTGGACTGAATCCGAACCTCATGCGGATCCCATCCAATGCTGGACAGAAATTGGATTGTCCTACACCAAGTATAGCAGAGTGAATTGGAATAGTTACTCTAATTTTTGGTCCGTAACCTGCTGCTAATGGAGCGGAAACAAGATTAGCACCTGTTTTTTGGGAAGCGGTATCAGCACCATTTAAGATTGAGCAAATTCCAGTTTGTCTATCAATTCCTTGTAAATCGTATAGCATATTAGCATATACGTTGTAGTTTTGAAGTGTTTCAACTTCTGCGTTTTGAATTACAGTTTGTAAAACAGAAATAAGAGATGAAGCGTTACCATTTGCTAATTGGGCATTTGTAGTTCCAATTACTAAATTAATATCTAAATCAAATGTGAGATAGGATGCCTCGCCGTTTATCATTGATCTTGAACCTGCTGGAAGGTCAAAATAACAATCACCAGTGGAAGCGGAAGATGTATAAACTGATAAATTACTTGGAGCAACAGAAACTTGTCTGCGTGTGAAGTGAGATAAACCTTTGTATTGACTTACGTCAATTTGAGAAGAGATCGCCATACCGAGAGATTCAGACATTGTTATACAATAGCAATAGAAAAAAATTTCAGAATAAAACATTAATTCAATAATATTAATGTTTTAACTTCTCCTAAACTATTCATCTTCAATCTCTTCAATTTGAATAGTAAAACTCATTGGTTTGTAAGATGATGATGTTAATCCTCCCCCTCCGAAAATACGTGCAGATGAAGCCTCAAATGCTGTTCCATTAATGTTATTCATTATCCATTGATTTGGAACATATTGCTCTGCATTTTCTGTCCAGTTATTAGTCATTCTTGCCGAAAAAGCACCTCCACTGATGGAGTTTTGAAAAGCGTCTAAATTAAGACTGGTTATTTCCACTGGATAATCCCTAAATGCTGGGTTGCCTGTTGTTGAATTTGTATCAATCCAACCTACGTTTGCCGATGCGATACCATTTATTGAAATACTTAATATTTCATAGCCATTTGTTCCACTACTTGTTAATTGTGCCCCTACTACTAATTCCATATCATCTCTTGGCGGATTTACTGGGTAGAATGTTATATCTATTATTGACCCTGCTGGGGGTGCTACGGCAACAATTTCATACTCACTATATGTATCATCTTCATATAACCATCTAACCAATATATTATTAGTGGTTCCACTATTACCTCCACTCGCTAAAGTCATATCAATAACGACTGGATAAAATTGGGGGTATTCGCTGAATATCAATTTCGCATTCGTTTCTGGAATGTTTAATCTTACAAGGGTTTGGACACCACTAATCCCTGCTGAAATTGAATTAATACTTTGATTGATTAACGAACAACGCCATCTGTTTTGGTGTGATTTTTTGATGTATCTATTAAAATAAAATTCTGTAAAGGGGTAATTTGCCGTTGCGATTGAACCATTAAACGTTTGTTGGTATATTTGCTTAACTTTGGGTTCATACCATATTGGTGTATCGTATGTTAATTCTTCTATTTTGATTGTAAAACCATATATGGTAGTTGCTGTGCCTGTCCCAACTGAACCAAATAAAAAAGTAGCGATGCTTTCAAATGATGTTGGATATTCGTCCAACATTAATACAAAGGGTTCAACTTGGTTGCTATAATAATTATTTGCTTGTGAGTTTCCTGATTGAACTACTGTTCTGCGTGTTCCAACTGTTGCGAAATACATATTATTATTGATGGGTTCTCCACTGATTTGAGATGTTGTTTTTGTATCAGCCCCTCCTAAATTCCTCAAAGCTAACATAACTATTGGGTGATAATAACCTGGACTGATGTATTGGTAATTAATCCATATACCTGTAAAGGTTAGTTTAAATTTATTGGTTGGTTTTAACTTTATTATCGGGTCTGTATTGTATATACTAAATTCGCCATCAAGATATGATTTTGTGCTATTCCAATATTCACGTGTTAATATACGTTCAATTCTCATCTTCTTATATATAATACACTTATATTTTATATAAGACTACATTATAATACACTTATATTTTATATAAGACTACAATCAATATTCTAATTCTTCTATTCTCAATGTGAATGAAATATTTAATGGAATGGTTTGAATTCCTGAACCGACATAGGTGTAATAAACATTGAATGGTGATTTTGATAAATTATCAACCATATATATCATTGGTGCTGACGTATTTGCTAAACACAACGAAATACCATCCACATAATTCCCGAGAACTCCTATTAATAAGGCTGTTGTGTTGCTGTCTTGGGTTGTTGTTTGACTTGTTTGCTTTCCATCTCCTAAATTAGAACTCCATAATTGGTATGTTTTGGCTACACTTGGTGCATCATCATCAAGAAGACTGCAATTACATACGGTAATTCTCCATTTGTTTTGGTGTCTTGATTTTACGATATATGGTAATATTGTGAATTCCCAATTATAATCAGTTGGACTGTTGCCTATAAACGTTTGGTTATAAATATTGACGACTTTCATTATATATATACAATAGATACATATAATAATTCAATTATAATCTGCTAAATTAAAGGGTTCTGATACCTCCTCCTGGTTGTCCTCGCATCAATGGATTTTGACTTCCTAAACGGTTTGTTTCTGGTGCATTTCTATCTACCATGATTTGGGGTAAATGTTCTTTTGGTGCGAATGGATGTGGATTTTGATGATGAGATTTTGCTCCTTTTGGTTTCTTCTTTTCAATCTGGATTGCTTTTGCTACTTCTTCTGTGCCTTTTGCTCCTACGGCTACGCCTTCTAAAATAGCAGTAGCTTCTGGTCCAGCGACAAATCCAGCAGGAACTGCAAGTGTTTGGGCTATATCACCAGTAGTATGTGCTATCTTTTTAACAATAGGTGCTACCTTTTCTCTTGCGAATTTAATCACTTTTGGAACTTCATGAATTATTTTTTTACCTATTTTGGAAGCGGTCTTACCGAGTTTTTTGCCGAATTTTGCGATAGATTTGAAAATACCCCAAGTCATTATATATTATATAAATATATAATAATTTACTACTAAATGAAAAATATTAGTTGGTTGTTGTTGTTTGTAGGATTTGTTTTGATGTTGGATGTATTATTGGTAATTCCTTTCTAATATAATCAATTCTCAATGTTAAACTCCAATCGGGATCTCCGTCTAAAATCAATGGTTTATGGTCATCTGTTAATAATACTATATTCAACATCTGCAATGTTTTATTTGAAATTGTGCTGTAAAATGGTTGATTATTGAAATAATTTAATACTTGATTTGGTTGCACATTTATCGGTATTTTTGAAATTATATTATTTGCTCCACTGACGTTATCATATGAACTTGTTGATATGTTGGCGATTTGAATTAAAACGGATGTATTTGTTGCTAAATTAACGATACTTGGAAATTTACTTCCATCCGAATATGGTAATGCTCTAACTCTGCATCCCAAAACACGTTCGCACCCTTCGTCAATCGTATATGATGCGGAAGGGACAAGTGTTAATATAATTCTGTTATCATCTTGGTCATATGTAAAGTGAAAATGTGGTTGATTCAATTGTAATGCGTTTAATACAACCAATAATGTTGTGATGGTGTAATTACCAGTTGCGATTGTATATTCCACTCCTGATATTTTCAACTTATTATTTGCTGAATTTATCATTTTATAACTAAATGGTAATACAAGACTTTCAACCCCTATAATAGGCACACTACGGTCTGTCTGTGCGATAACGATGGGTGGTATATTAACAATAATGTTTGTATTGTATCCTTCATTCACATTTTGGTGTGCTCCCAATGTGGAAATGAATATCTTTTGAGATGAATGTTCTACTGATTGATTTACCATTATATATAATACTCTTATATTATATACAATTATTTTATTGGTTTTCGAATATTTAATGACGGATTAAAAGATGCGATCAGATGACTTTCGTGATGATATGCATCACGTTTAGAACCCTCTAAACTCCCAAGTTCAATAATCTCCCAATTATCATAACCTCCATTATTAATTATACATTGATACTTTGCTTGATGCCTTTTCATACTATTAGGAC